GACCCAAGCCGCTCGTCTGCCTGCTTGATGTCGTTGACCACACTGCGCTTACTCGAGGATCCTGCAGGTGTCCAAGCCCAACGGGAATTCCACCAGTCCTGCATGTTGTCCAGCCTAGCACCATCAAGGGTGCTCGACACAACGAGTGATGCAAGTTGGCGCAGTTGGAAGTTCAGCTCCCTGTTCCATGTTTGTCTGTCAAAGAGCCCGTCTGCCCGCATTCCAAGATGTGCAGGGGTGTTCTTGGTCCTACGTAGTTCCTCAGCCTCGAAATCAGCCTCATCTTTGCTACGGAACGTGCAGTTGAATACCTTGCGCAACATCAGCACCTCCTCAGGTGGTATCGTTCTGTCGGCACCATATATCGGGCACCTCCGCAACGCCACTATCCAGTCCTTGAATACCACACGCCACAGGTTCAACGGCACCCAATGCATGTGATACTCGTCGATCAGTAAACGTCGGTGTGCCGCTGACAGGGAATTGATACCAAGTATCATTGCTGCCACCGACCACTGCATGTGTCCCAGATTGGCTCCCATCAGCTCCCTCTCCCAACTGTTGGGTGCACGTTGTAACACCTCGTATACGGTTGTAATCGTGAGCTGAATGATTGATCCCGTACCCGAGTCTCCTTTTGAAAATGCTTCTGACATTGCAACCGGCCCCATAAGTCCGGCATATGGGTGTGGCAGGCCCCAACCATCTAAGGGCGGTGGCAGCAGTGCCGCACCACATGCCAGGTAGTCCTCATACCCTGCTACACTGGACATAAAAAGGGTTTTAAGGGTAGCCTCCCCAATAGGGGAGGCTCGGAGCCCCTCAAAACTTCTCACTTTGCGTAGTTGGTCACCTATTCCGTGAAGCCCATGCGCAGCGTTTCCGCCACAACTGCTGTCTTGGCATCGCCAGCCTGGGTTGAAGGTGGGGTATTGTCCTTGTTGGTTGGGTTTGTACTGCTTGGCAGTCCTTGGGTTGAGGTATTCTTCGGTGGCATGCCCGGCGACATGGTAATAGGTGCTGAGGGATTCCCAAAATCCTGCGGATTGGTATCCTTGCCAGGTATTAGCCCAGTCTTGATTGCCTCAACGGTCTTGCCGCCTAGGGCAACATGCTGGTCGGCTTCAGGGGAGTCAAGCACGGGTGACAGCCTTGGATCCGGTTTCACAGGTGGCGTGGCATCGGCAGGATTCGTGTCCCCTTCGTCTTTGGACGTTGAAGCCAGCCAAGACGGCGTATACGCCAACATTTCTTGAATGTCTGTGGCTGTGGCCTCACCATTGTCATATGCCATCTTGAGTAGCTTCTCAAACTCATTGGTCGTGGACTCCTCAACAAGTTGTGCCCCAGTCCTGGATGTCGTCCATGCTTCCTCGTCTGCTTCCAGCTTGCCACCTTTCACAAGAGGAGGCCTCGCCACCAGGTCCCCTGCCGAAACACCAGCTGCAATGGCCATGGCTATGTTCTTATCAGTAAGACCAGTAGTCTTGCGCACGCGTCCAACACTGGTCCAGTCTTCCAGTTCTGTTTTGGTGAGTGCACTACAGGTCTTGAGCGCCCTGGAGCGGTTCCCCATCCTGATTGACTCAGCAATCCAGCCACGACTGGCAGTGAGTGAATGGGCGTGTGGTGCTGCTGCTGAGTATAATTGAGACATGAGTAGAGCTATATTCGACCTAGCACCATTTGGTACTGCCCGAAGGACTTCCGTCGGATCCATTTGCTCAACAGCGTCCCAGGCCCCCCGCATCCTGCCCTCTCGGTCCCGCTCTTTCCAGGCGTCCTGAGTCTGATACTGACGTTCCAGCCCAAGTAGCAATTGGTTGAGCCACTCAGTGTCCTGGCCCGCATCGTGGAGGACCTGCCGCACTCGGTCTGCTTTCATGGATATAGAGAGAGGTACGCTGGTCTTGCGCTTGTCACCCGGGGCAGACATTCCTGGTGCTGCCTCATGTTCCACACCCTCATCCGATGCATCAGCGTCAACTGGGGGCTTAGCTGGAGGCTGCTCGGTCACATCCTCACTCCCGTTAGGCTCGTCGTGTTCCACATGCTGTGGGCGCAAGTCTGCGCTCAACATTGGTGCCCCTGTAAACTCAAGGTCCTCATCCTCTACAGGACGTGTGACATACCACTTCCATGGGACGGATCCCATAGGCCCTGTGTTGGCAGATAATGCCCCGGCGGATGTTGTAATCCTGAAGGTCATCTCGATCTTTGCAAAGTCCTTGGCATACCGCGGTGCGAACTGCCAGTCAGAGAACGAGCCCCTGTAGTTCACTGTGCGGCGTATCAGGTGTGTGGTGACAGTGCCAGTCCTAGCATCTGTGAGCTGCCATGCAAGCTCAAGATCAGGCACATAACACAGCCCTTGCATTGCTTCCTCGATAGAGCGAGTGTTGAGCAGCATTTCAGCTCCATACCATACGCCAACTATTGGGACTTTGACTGTGTGGAGGGGCCTGACCACACCAAGCAGTGCACAGCATCTTGGCACGGAGTTTGTCAAGTGGGCCAACTCCTCCCACTGGAATGCCGTCTGTTGGGAATGCCACCAGCTATTGAGACTGCAGCGTCCGCAAATTCAGGTGACATTGATAGCAGTATACCACCCAGGGTGCCGT